TGGTCGGCTCGGGGATCGGGTTGGCGAGCTGGAGGTTGTTCGTCTCGGGCATCCCCCAGTCGTGCTTCGGGATGATGCTCCCCTTCTCCCAGGTGAAGCGGCCGAGAGGGACGTACCTGTCGGCCAGCTTCGCGAGGTCGAAAGCGGCACTGGAGACTTCGTTGGCGGCCTTGATGGCTCCACGGCCAACGGCCTGGGGTATCTCGGTGATCCCCACGCCGATGTCCTTGGCGACCTCCCCGACCTTCCCGAGCACCGCCTGGGTGCTCGCGACGGCGGCGTTGAGGTCGGGGCCGGTACCCTGCGCGGGCTGCTCTGGCGTCGCCTGGGGGGCCGCAGCGGCCTCCTCGGCGGGGGCCTGCACCTGCGACGGGTCAACCCCGAACTGCTTGAGGAGGTCGGTCATTGGTCCTGCTACTTGGTGATACGTCCCTGCGCGCGCAGCTCTTCGAGCTTGCTCTTGAGCGCCTCGGGACGGTTGTTGATGAAGAAGTAGGCTGAACCCCTGCCGTACTTACTCTCGAAGGCCTGCCAGTACGGCACGCCGCTCTGAGGTTCTTTCAGGTTGGGGCTGGTGCGGAGGAGCGAGATTTCTCCAACGCTCATCTGCATGTTCTGCCCAAGCTCCCACGGCGTGTTCGCCCACGGCCCGTTGCGGTCGCGAGGGTTCATTTCCGGGAGGTTGAGGTTGATGTTGTCGGCGACGCTGCCGGGCTGCGACGGCTTCGCCGCGCCTTGCTGCTGCGGCTGTGCGCCGGGCACCGCGGGCGTCGGTGTCGTCGGTGCCGGTGCGCCGATGGACGTGCGCGAGACGATCCGCTCCGACAGCTCCTTGGTTTTCTGCGCGATGAACTCCGATGCGCTCTCGGGGTCGAGCTTCAAGCCCTTGGCGAGCTGCTCCTTCTCCCAACGCGAGAGGCTCTGGAATAGCTCCTGCCGCGCGTCGGCGACCGCGAGGGCGGATGACACTGGATCGAGGCGGCGACCGAGGGGATCGACCATCGCCTTGAGGGAGTCATCGGCGATGCCGAAGGCCTTCGACGAGAAGATGCTCTTGTCGCTGTTGTACTTGTAGAGGTCGTTGATCTGCGACGAGGACGTGATGGCCCCCGTGTCGATCATGCGCGTGATGAGCGGGGTCGCATCCTCGCCGCGCCGGACCTTGTCGATGTACTCGCTGTAGAGCGCCGAGTAGGCCTGGAAGTTCTTCTCGGGCTTCGGCTCGCTCACTGCGCGCACCTGCGTGCGGTAGTGGGACATGAAGTCCGGGTTGGCCTTCACGCCGCGCAGGAGGAGTTCCTTCGGCGGCTCGTAGTTCGGGTCTTCGAGCTTCTTCGTCATGATCTCGGTCATGACGTTCTTGAACTCTACCTTCTCGGCGCGCGCCTCCGCGATCATCGCACGGTTCGCCTCGGCGTTCTGGCGCGAGAGGATCGACGTGCGCGCGCTGTCGGCGGCCGTCGCGAACTCGGGAATGGTGAACACGCCGCGAAGCATCTGGCCTGGGTTCTTCACGTCCGGCCGGTCGGCGTAGCCAACCTGCAGGAGCGCGGAGTTGCCGGTCTTCTGCGCCACGGCGATGATCGCCTTGGCCGCGATGGTGTTGATCTCCTTGCCCTGCATGCCGGCGAAGCGATGCGGGAGCGCGTCGTCCGCGAGCTGCGCGGCGATCTGCGCCGGGCTCTGGCCCTGCTGCGTGCCGGCCAGGATGCGGTCCATGAAGAGCTGGCCGAGGGCGTCGTGGTTGCCCTGCTCGATGGCCTTCACGTTGTCGGAGATGATGCGCTGCGTGAGCTGCTGCTGCACCTGCAGGAGCGCGGGCGCCATGCCCTTCGCCACGTCCGGCGACTTGCCGTCGAGCAGCTTCTTGCGCTGGTCGTTGAACCAGCCGGCGATGACTGCCGGGTCTTGCGTGGTGCGGATGGTGTTCTCGGGCGACACCCAGGCCTGCCAGAGCTGCGTCTGCGCGGTGTTGAGGCCCTCGATCTTGCCGAGGGTCTCCTCGTACACTCGGCGGTACAGCGGCGAAGAGCCGGCCGTCACCTCGCCCTTCTGGATGGCCTCGTCCCACGACTTCGCGGTCGCGACCATGGCGTCGGCCTCGGCCTTCTTCCGCTCCTCTGCCGACAGCTCGTCGGCCTTCTGGTAGAGGAAGCGGTCGAGCGCCGGCCGGATGGACGCCAGGCTCTCTGCCAGATCGTTGAGCGGGCTCTTGAGGGGCGCGGCGGTGCGGATGAAGGTGTCGACAGGGGCCGCCTGCGGGCGCAGGAGGGTGCTATCCCCCTGGCGCGAGTACGTCAGGGGATCAGGGGTTTCACGACGCGGCGGGGCCATTCTGGTTCCTTACCCGGTCGGCTTCTGCGCCCGGTTGTAGATGGAGTAGGCGTTCACGCCCGCGCCTGCGATGTCGAGGCCGAGGCCGAGCAGCGAGGGCTGCCGGACGGGAGCGAAAGAGGAGCGCGAGATGCGTGCGGCCTCTGCGGCCCGCTTCTCGTCTTGGAGCTGGTTCAGCGACCAGTCGAGGTTCTTCTCGGTGGCGCTGTCGATGCGGCCCTGCTCGCGGTAGAAGTTGCGCGCAACGGCCTCGACGGAGTTGCCAGAGACCCCGGCCTCGCCGGCCTGGACCTCTGCCGTGGCGCGGGCGCGCGTGGCGCGGATCAAGTTGTCGAACAGGGCGTTGGCCGCCTGCTCGTACTCCTGCTGCTGCCTGGAGCCGATGGCGTTCCACTGGTCGTCGCGCGCGTTCAGGGCGAGCTGCTGCTGCTGCGCGTGGTAGGCCCGCGCTGCGGAGGCGTCCTCACCCGCTGCGGCGTGCTTGGCGATGGCCGAGGCCGTGCCGACAGCGAGCGACGCGCCGGCCAGGGCGGTCGTTGGTTCTACGCACATGGGGCGATCCTGACGAACTCGTAGAAGGGAAGCCCGAACGGCCCGTAGGGGCGCAGGGCGATGAAGGTGAAGCCAACTCGACGAAGCCACGCGTGGTGGACGGAGTTCCTGGCGTCGGTGAAGTTGTGAAGGACAGGGAAGCGAGCCTGCCACTCGTTGATGGTCTCGATGCTGTGGCGCACGAAGGTCTTCCTCCAGCGCGGCGAGACCGCGACTGGCGTGCAGAGCATCCATGGGTGGCCATCGGGGCACCCGAAGATCATCTCGGGGGTCTCGTCGACACACGCGACTGTGGCCCCGCGAGAGATGCGGAGGGCATGCTCGACCGGCAACCCGGACGCCGCGTGGACCTCGTCCTTGTCCTCCTGACGGAGGCGTGAGGCGAGGCTGGCGCAGTCGTCCGGCGTTGCCGGGCGCGTGGTCACACCCTGCGGGAGCGGAGTGTGTACTCCCCTTCCCAATCGAAGCTGAGGATCGAGCATGGGTACTGGCTGTCGTCCGTGATTTCGATGGTGAGGAGGTCGTTCTTGCCGCGTGCGGGGACGCGGAAGCGGCCGGTGGAGAAGGCCACCTGCCCGGTGAGCGCGGTCTCGGCGATGGTCAGCGGCGAGAAGCTGTAGACCTTGTCGGGCCGCGAGGGGTACGTGCAGGTGACGGTGTAGTGCCCGGTGTCGGCGTGACTGAAGAACACGTCGCGCACCTGCAGCCGCCCATCGGTCATCGCAGCGACGCCCTTGCCGCCAGTCTGGATCGGCACGGAGATGCGCGAGAGCTGGTAGCGGGACGTGAAGCGGACGCCGAAGTGGCACGGGTTGCCGCCGTAGTTCTGGCCGGCGACCCTGACGGTCCCCGCAGCCGCGCTGACGACTACGAGGTTGGGGATAATGAAGCCCGCCTTGTTCGTGAAGGCGCTGCCGAAGACGCCCACGGGCGTGAGGCCGGTGAGGTCGTACGGGAGCGTCCACGTCGTCCAGTTGTTGACCGCGTCGTAGACGCCGGTCACTGCAGCCTTACGGTCGAGGCGCACGGAGAACGGCAGGCCGCTGTCGGCGTAGCTCGCCTCCAGCCGCATCCTCTCAAGGAACACTCCGGTGGAGCGCGAGACGATGAGGTAGAGTTCGCCCTCGACGTAGCCGATGTCGAGGACGGCGTCCCCCGAGGGGAAGACCCATTTCGACCAGCTCGACTGGAGCTTCTCGTTGTTCTCGATGTACCACTTGTAGACGCCGACCACGTTCGGTGCGCCGGACGTCGTGACGAGGAGCATGTCGCGATTGGTGAGCGAAAGCATGTCGTTGATGGTGCCGTTGAGGTACGTCGGGACGTGGATCGTCACGTCGTCGGCGCGCAGCTTCTCTGCGCCTGGGTCGACGAAGCCCTCGCGGATGCCGCTGTCCCCGCCCTTCTCGATGGCGAAATGCACCAGCGTCCCGTTGGTCACCGGCTTGGCGGTGAGCTGCGAGGCGTACTGCGCGGTCGGCGAGACGCGCGCGGTGTTCGGCGTGAGCGCCTGATCGGCAGAGCCCAGGCGGAACTGGCCGGGCTCGGTGAAGATCAGCAGGTCGTCGCCGAAGGGCACGCCGTAGCGCGCCAGGGGGACCTCGGAGGTCGAGCTGTTGATCGCGATGTCGACGGGGTCGGTGTCGAGCGTCGTCGTCGCGGTGGTGGCGTAGAACTCGAAGAAGTTCTCGCCGCCCGCTCGCGAGCCCACGGCGTTCTGGTCCGCCAGGGCGAAGAGCCTGTTGCGGAAGATCAGCACGTCGTTGATGCGCTGCCCGATGAAGCTCGGGCTGGGGTTGCTGTCGGCATCGCCGGCCGAGCGCCACTTCCAGTCGATCACGTTGAACGTGAAGGTGCCGTCCGTCTCGCGCGTGAGCTTCCAAGGCATCGTGGCCGGGGTGGGACGAGCGCGGTCCTGCGGCTTATAGGTCTCTTCCCACTGCTGCTTGTTGGCGTTGTAGATGACCCAGTAGCTGTCGAAGGCGTTGCTCGAAGAGCCCGTGATCTCCACTACGGTGCCGTCGATGGCGATGCGCGGCAGGTCCTCGAACCGCTGGATCGCCTTCGTCCAGCCGACCATGCCGGTGTCACCCTGGCTGTCGTTGGTGCTGATCCAGTGCGGCGAGCCGTCGGCGGCGGTGATGATGACGACGTTCTTCTGTACGTCGATCACCCACGGGGTTGGGTGGCCAATCGCTGCCCGTAGCTGCGTGCAGAGGGTGGACGCGATGACGTCGGTTGCGACCGCCGGGGAGCCTACAGTCACCGTCGACACGAGTGTGCCGTCGATGTAGACGCTGTAGTTCGTGTTCGCGAACGACTGCTTGATGTAGACGTACATCGAGTTGGAGAGCGGCAGACCGGCGTTCTCCTCGGTCACCACAACGTCCCTGTTGGTGACGAAGGTGAAGTCGGCGATGGTCGTGCAGGTGAAGGAGGTCTTCGGCGTCGAGGTGCTGAGGTAGCCCTTGCCGTTGGGGAAGTTGACCGTCTTCTGAGAGCCGTCCGCGAGGTCGTAGACCTTGAGATCCCCGTTGGTGAGCACGACGCTGTACTTCTCGGCCTCGCTGCGGTTGATGGTGTGGATGAAGCACGCCGTGGGCGCGAGCGGCGTCGCCTGGAGGCGCGCTACGTGCTCGGTCGGCGGCCGGCGGTTCAGGCCGTCCACCAGGGACGACATGAAGTTCTCCTGAACAGAACCTTGCGACGGCAGGCGCAGCCACGGGGGCTGCTCCGAAACGCCGTTCACGAGACTGCTGACGGAGCCCGAGACTAGGCCCATCGGTTCAGCGTCCTGTAGACCGTGTAGTTGCCGGTGAGGATGTTGTGGTCAGCCGAGAGCGCCTCGGCGTCCTTGAAGATGTTGAAGGCGTCAGCCTCGTCCTGCGCGGTGTATCGCTCGACCTGCGAGGAGCCGAGCATGCGCGCGTGGAACTTCCGCGCCGCCTTCATGGCGATGTAGTGCCGCGCCGTCTGCGGAAGCTGGTCGAAGGGGAACAGCCACGTCACGTCGAACGTGAGGTCCTTCGTCCACACGAAGGTGCGCCCGTTCTTGTCCCACAGCTTCCCATTGCGCCACACGGCGTTCTCTGTCGGGAAGTCGTCGGACACGTCGATGTCGATGCAGTCCGTGGGGATCAGGATGAAGTTGTCGACGGTGCGCGCGAGCGGGTAGCGCGTGTCCGTGTTGAAGTCCCACCCCTGCGACAGCACCTCGCGGCACACTTCGCTCAAGATCGACTTCGCGTGGATCACGTCGCTGTCGTTGGTGACGCTGAGGTCGGACACCGGATCGACGCCGATTGCTTCCAGCATCGAGTTGACGGCTTCGAGTTCCGTCGTCGGGGTCGTGGTGGTGGTCATGGGGGCCTAGAAGGGGATGGTGAGGAAGTGGACGACGAAGCCGCCGTCCCTGGCCGCGACGTTCAGCGCAGCGCTGCGGAGCAACTCCGCGACGACTTCCCACACGGCTAGAAGCCGAACTTCGCGGTGAGCGAGATGCCGGTGCCGCCCGTGGCGACGATGCGAGCGAAGCGCGTGGCGATGACGGCCGAGATGACGCCGGCAGCGGTGATGGAGCCGCCAACGGTCGACCAGTTGGTCCCGTCGAGGGACGCCTGCATGGTCACCGTGGTGCCGCCGAAGGTGCCGTAGACGTGTGCCGAAAGGACACCCGCGCTGTTGATGAAGGGGATCGGCACGGTCGCGCTGTTGCCGGCAGCGGCCAGCGTCACGGGGGCCGAGACTTCGACCTTGTTGTTGGACATGGAACCCTCGAAAAAAAGGGAGCCGCCCGCACGAGGCAGACAGCTCCCTTTGGGGATCAGGAGGAGACGGCGATTAGGCCGTCTTCAGCTCGATGGCGCAGACCGGGCGCAGGATGCCGGCGCCGAACGCCAGCCGGCCGACGATCAACGTGCCGAGGCGGCTGAGGTCGTACTGGCTGCCGACCGCAACGTCCTGCAGCTTCACCGAGCCGACCGCCATGTTGGTCATGACGAGGCCGACCGTGGTCGTGAAGTTGCCCTGGTAGGCCGTGGGGCCGGTCGCGATGTTGGCGCTCGGCAGGTGGTTGGTCTTGATGATGCCGACATCGGCCACGCGCAGGACCTTGCCGTCCGCGTAGCTGCCCGCGCCGCCCCAGTCCTTGTTCAGGATCGAGGTCGTCTCGGCCATCAGGTAGTACTGGGCCGGGCGGACGAAGAGGTTGCGGTCGCCGGTCACGTCGGCCTCATCGAACACCTGCGCGGCGTCGAAGCAGCCGGCGGCCAGAGCCGCACCGGAAGTGCCGTAGTTGGCGTCGGTCAGGGCCGAGCCGCCGTTCTCACCCGTCACCGGGGAGGTGGCGCGCGCCGCGAGGACACCGACCTGGGCGATGGTCTGGTCGTACTTGTACGCCAGCGCCAGCGCGATCTCCTTGGTGTACTTCGAGCGCACCTCGTAGTGGTTCACCATCTCGTCCCAGTCGGCGATGAACGCCGAGCTGACGAGCATGTCGTCCACCGAGATGACCTTCTCGTTGTGCGCCACGGCCGTGCCGAGGATGTCCGTGCCGACCGTGTGGTAGGCCGCGCTGTTGCGGCCCAGGATCGGGAACTGCTTGCTCTTGCCGCCGCTGATCGACTGCACGAAGTGCTTCGCCATGAACACGGTGGCCTTCTCGAAGGCGGTCATCACCTCGCCCGAGAAGAGCTTGAGGAAGAGAGCGTCCGCTGCGCCGGCAGTGTTGACCTGACCGAGGCGCGAGACAGTTGCGTTCGTCATTGGAGTTACTTTGAAGTTGGATTGAGGGTGGGAGCGAACACGCGGTTCGCAGTGGTCTTCTCCTCGTCCTGCTTCGCTCCAAGGTGTCCTCGTGCGGGTTCCCCTCGGGGGCCACAGTCGGGCTTGTGCTTGTGGACGCGAGCCGCCGCCTAAAAAGGCGCGAGGCTGACCCGAGGGGAGACGGGAGACCGTCGTCTCGACCCTCGGGGCGCGCGCGCCCTATGTAGGAAGCGGCACGACTTTCCAGGTGAACTTGGTTGACACAGGCCACACCAATCAAGTGTACTTGATGCTTTTTTTAGGGAGGAGCGAATGCTACTGCGAATGCTAAGCGTGCTTGGGGGCGCGCTTATACTCGGAGCTAACCCAACAATGGGTCAGGCGCTTCTCCCAGATGGAGAGATCGCTAAGGTGCTGCGAGAAAATTTACCTGAAACGAGATGCGAACGATTCAGTCCCAGTAACGCCGTGTGCCACTGGAGCCTGCCCAACGCACCCAACCGGACACCATTTAGCGTATGGCTCCACGCTGATTACATGTCGATTGAATTTTTCACATCTAACCTTTCAAGAGCGGACGCCGATCGAATCTACAAGTCGGTTGGTAGATTGTTAACGGTACTAGGGGTGGCTGCCGACGATAACTGCCCTCGTCGCTTAACAAGCGACAAGTTCATAGTTGTGTGCGAGAAATACCCCGACAAATTTATGTGGACAGTGAGCAAGGGAAATAAAACCTTTTAGAGCTTTCTGCTTGAATCGCGCAGCATTCTGCTCTTGGCTGGACGAGGCCACTGGCTTAAGGCCAATCTGTAGACAAAGAGCCTGCTAGAATTTGATCTGAGTAGCGAGTCCAAGCAGAGCGAAGAAAATAGCCAGCGGGATGACGTATTTCAGTAATCCCACAGTTAGCGCGCGCAAGAAGAAGGAGAGTACAAAGCCCACGACCGTTCCGAGCGCAGCCCCGACTAGTACAGCAGCAAGATTTCTTCCCTGCGTGGCGCCTATCGCCCCCCACCAAGTCCTCCAACTATCAAACCGACCTTCAAGAGGGCGGAAGCCACTTTGCCGTCATCGTCTTCGAGATCCTCAATAAACTTCTCGATCATCTCATGCCACTTCATCGTCTCCTCCCACCTGCGCAAGAGCCCAAAGGACTTACCCACGGTGGGCGGAGGATATGCATAGCGAGAGTGTTGTTCAACCAACGTGGCAAGCCGACATTGGTAACCCGCCAGTCGGCGTTGCGGGCGCCTGCTACAGGACCGAAGAAACCCGTAGCTTGTTCTCGACTTCCTTGCGGAAGGCCGGGTCGGTGTCGTAGCGCGGGTCGGCCATGTCCTTCTTGAGGTCGGCGACGCTGCCGTAGCCCGTCGTGGACAGCGTGGTGTCACCCGTGACGAGCTTGGGGGCACTGCCGTTGATCGCCTCGAAGCGGGCCTTGAGGCCGGCGACGGCGATCTTGGTCGCGGCCATGTCCCGGCCGTTGACGATGTTGTTGTAGGCCTTCTGCTCTTCTGCGCTGAGGTTCTGCGCGGCCCACTGGATCATCGAGCCGTACTGCTCTTCTCCACCAGCGACGGTGAAGACCTCGTTGCGGGCGAGCGTGGCCGCTGCGATCTGGCCGTTGATGAACTGGTCGACCATGTCGCGAGGGATGCCAGCCTTCTCCAGCTTGGCGTAGCTCTCGTCCTTGAGAGCCCCTTCGGTGGACCACTCGGTGTTCAGCGCGGCCCAGTCCAGGCCGGCGTTCTCGACCACAGCCTGGGCCTGCTCGGCCTCGGCCTGCTCGGGCGGCTTGATGTCGACGTTGGGCTTGGTCGGGTCGACCTTCGGCGGCTCGCCGGGCTTCGGCGCATCGGCCGGCTTCGGCGGTTCGGCCGGCGGCTTCGGCGCACCGAGCTTCTTCTGCAGCTCCTCGTACGCCTTCACTAGCTCGTCGGTGTTTTCGAACTTCCCGGCCAGGAGCGTCTGCTCGGGAGCCGGCGGGCTCTGCGGCTGCGGCGAGGTGCCCTCGGCGCGCGACAGCATGTCCTTGGCGTACTGCTCGCCACCTTCGGGCGGCAAGGCGGACGCGGGGATGGTGGGCTCGCTCACTTAGTGCGTCTCCACCAGTGCGCCGTTGCTCGTGCGGCGGGCTGCCTTCAACTCGCCACGGGCGACCTTCGCCTGGGCGATGACCAGCTTCTCGTCCTCCACCGGGAGGTCGGCGGGAGCCGGCTGGGCGGCGGCCAAATCCTCGGCGGCGCGCTTGAGGTTCTTGGCGACGTTCTCTTTGATGGACATGGTCTCTCTCTACTTGCTCGCGCAGAACTCTTCGTACTTGAGATTGTGCGCGAAGATTTCGCGTTGTGTGCCGTCAGTGTCCTTGTCGGACCATGTGATCGGGCGAGCCCAGTTGCAGTCGTTGCTAGGCGCCGGGCCGCTGGTACTTGCGCATGCGGTCACGCATAGCATCAAGGTCAGACACGCGAGCCTGATCTTCGATCTCACGGCTCTTCTTCCCTTCTGCGACCTGACGGGCAAGAGCTTTGTTCTCCTGCTCTGTCTTGATCGCTTGCTCTGTCTGCCGCTGCTTGAAGAGGTCGAGCAGCTTGGACACGACGCCCAGGCCAGCGAGAATTGCGCTGACCCAGGTCGTCAGGGTTGCCATGACTACGCCTTCGGCTTGAGGAAACCGGCGACCTTCTGCGCGATCTCCATGACCTTGCCGACGACCTCGTCGTCCTTCGGCGTCGGCGTCAGCTTCACGATGGCCAGCGCGGCGGCCAGCACGGCCGTGGTCGCGCCGAAGATCGCGTCGGCGTTCGTCACGGCGAAGTTGATGATGTCACCCATGGGTGTCTCCTATTGCGGGGGTGGTGCGCCCTCTGCGGGCGCGGCTTGCGGGGCTTGGCGTGCCATCACGTCGCGCGTGATGCCGCCGAGTTGCGTGATCGCCTGCGGGCCGAGCTGCGCTGCCATCTGCACCATCTGCTGCTGCTGCATCTCCTGCCGCATCTGCTCGTCGGTCTTGAGGAGACCCTTCACGTCGATCTGTCGTGCCGCCGCGAGGCGCTTCACGAGGTCGTCCATGTTGAGCTTGGGGGCGAGCTGGGCCATGAACGGCTGCAGGTCGTTCAACAGCATGGCGAGGCGGTCGGCATCGTTGCCGCGCCCGAGGGCTTCGAGGCCGGTCACGATGGTCGGCCTGATCTTGTCCTTGGGGAGCTGCGGCAGCCGCTTGGCGGTCTCCATCTCCTTCATCAGGAGGTTGACCAGGGGGAGCTGGAACTCCTGCGACAGGAGCGCGTAGACGCCGCCGAGGGCGACTTCGAGGTCGCTGGCGACGCGGCGGATTTCCTCCGCAGTGACGCGCTCGCCGTTGCGCTGGATCGAGCTGGTGAGGAGGAACGCGAACTCGAGCCGCTGCTCGATGCGCGTGATCGTGTCGAACGCGACACGGAAGTCGTTGAACTTCTGCATCTGCAGCGTCGTCACGTCCTCGGCGTTGCCCTCGCCGATGGCACCGTTGGCCATCTTCGCGAGCGTGCGGGCGCGCGTGGTGGAGTTCGGCTTGATGAGGAAGAGCACCTTCGCGGCGGCGGCAGAGCCCTCGACGATGGACTGCGTGAGCCCTTCGAGGGAGCGCAGGTCGCCCAGGTACTGCTCGACGTAGCCGCGACCGTAGTCCTCGCCGTCGATGCGCGTGAGGCGCAGCGCGTGCCAGGGGCAGCGGTCGGGCGGGTACGTGCCGTGGGAGCCAGGAAGCTTGAGCCCCTTGCACTCCTGCCACACGACCCACCGGTCGGGCTCGCGGCGGATGAAGGTGAACACGTCGACTTTGCGCGAGCCGTCCTGATAGGACTTGTCGAGCGACTCGACGACGCCTCGGATTTCCTTCGGGAGCACGACGGGAGACACGCTCTCCTTCGCGATGATCTCCAGCGGGTTGCCCACGGGGTCGCGCTTGCAGACGTAGCTGTCGAGGCGGAACACGCGCATCGTCCCGCCCTTGGGCAGGTGGATCAGCGCGTTGCCGGCGTTGATGAGCTGCTTGAGCATCTCGAAGGCGGGCACGCGGATCGCGCGGGCCTCGACCTCGCCTTGCACTGCGCGCTCGATGGAGGACAGAGCCTCCTCGATCTCGGCGCGCATGTCGTCTTTGCCGGTCAGCTCCTGCAGGAGGAAGTCGTCGATCTGCAGCTTGAAGAAGGGAGAGTTGGGCGGCAGCAACGCCAGCAGCATGCGGACTGCCAGGTTGTTCAGGCCGCGAGCGCCGACCGACTGGAACGGCGTGGGCAGCGGGTCGCTGCCGGAATGCCCGTCAGGGGGCATCAGGTGCGGCACCGTGAGTTCCGCGCAGGCGCGGGCGCGCACGAGGAATGGTTCACGCAGTGTCGCCAGCTCGGTGTACCGAGCCTCGGCGGACTTCATTCAGGGCCTACTGGGGGATGTTGAGACCAGAGCCGACAGCGGTGGACGCCGTGGGGATTGCGAGGTCGTTGCGGAAGATTGCCGTGCCCTTGCGCTGCGCGGCGGTCTTCTCCCGCGCGTTCTGCGCCGCAGGGTCGATCACGGGCGCCTCGGGGTCTTTGTTGGGTGGCGGTGCGGGCGTCTGCGGCTGGACGACCTGCGGGGTGGGCTGCTGGATTGTCGGGGTGCCGAGGCACATGAGGTTCACCGGAACTTGGAGGGGTTGAACACCCGCTCCTCGGTGGTGTCGTCGCGTTCCCGCTGCATGGCGCGGAGGTAGTCGACCACGTCCCTCGCCCCGCAGGCGCGCTGGATGGCGACCATGTCTGCGGAGACGGGGAAGTTCTGGAGCGGGAATGCGGCGTCGAGAGCGTCGATCAGCTCGTCGACTGAGTTGGGGAGGGTCTTCATCAGGCTACGCCCTGGTCGATCACCTTGCAGACGTAGGTCCACTCCTCGCCGCACCACGGGGTGGACGGGACGAAGGCGCGGAAGCCGCAGGCGAAGAGGTTGTTGAGGGAGTGGGCGTTGCCTGGGCGGGAATCGGAGAACAGGGCGACCCACCGCTTCCTGCGGGCCTCGCGCTCGCGCACCTTGATCAGGCGGCGCTGGAGCCCCTTCCCTCGCCCTTGCGGCATGACGCCGGCCCGGCACAGGTAGCCCGCACCGGGCGTGCGTACGGAGGGCCAGAGGCCGGCGAAAGCCACGGGGACCTTGTTGGGATCGTAGGCGATCCACCAGTCGCCATGGAGCTGCTGGAAGTCGAGGTCGGGGAAGCACGCCTCGTGCATCTTCAGGATGGCTGAGGCGATAGCTGGGTCTGCCGGGTTCACCTTCGCGACGCGGAAGGGAGCTGGCATGGTCTCTGTGGGGAATGTTCGGTGGGTAGCTGCAAAGGGGGGACTTTCAAAACGATGAAGGCCGGACCAGGGGTTCGCCCCGATCCGGCCTTCAGTCTCACTTCACGAGCCGCAACGGCGGCAGCTTGGCCCGCGCCTCTCGGGCCTCTTGGAACGCCTTGCAGTAGGCGATGGCGGCGTCGGGGGTCTTCTCCACCCGCATGGTCTCCCTGGCCTCCATGACCGCCTTGGACGCCACCTTGGCCAGCCGCAGGCGCTCGGCTGGGGTCTCATCGGCGTCGCTCATCGGGACGGCGGCGGGGCCGCGAAGTCGACGCCCCAGCGGGCCGCTGCGGACGTGTCGCTGGTCATGTGGGACCGGGTGCGGCCGGGCACCTGCGTCCCGTCGCGCACCTCCCTGGCGTAGTCGCGGAGAGCCGCCAGGAAGATGCTCATGTCGACATCGCCGATCTTGAGCGACATGCCGTTGAGCCTGGGCTGCAGGGCGGCGGCGTACGCGGCGATGTTGGCCAACCCGGTGCGCAGCCTGTCGTTCTCCTCATAGCGCCCCTCGGCGAGGGAGATCAGCGTGGCCGCCTGGGTGAGCTGCTCGGCCAGCTCCTTGGCCTTGGGGAACCTGCTCATCATCAGACACCCTCCTCTTCCTCGATCACCTGCACGGCGGCGGCGAGGTAGCCGATGGCACCCAGCAGCTCGGCGACGGCGGCCTTCGCGTCCATGCGGGAACTCTCCTCGATCTTCTTGGCTGCCTGCCCGACAGCGAAGGCGCTGCCGTGGGTGCGCGAGATCGTGATGATAGGCTGGTCGTTCCAGGCGCGGCCGGCGCCGTGACGCTGCTGCCCCTTACCCTCGGCGACCATGCGGTATGCGCGGAGGAGCTGGTGGCGCAGCGGGCCGAACTTCGGGTCGCCGTAGAACAGCGTCTCGGTCGGCTCGTGCGCGGCGACGATGGCGTCGATGTTCTTCGGTGCGTTCAGTTCGGTGGTGTCCATAGCTTCACCTTTTTGGCTTTGAAGTCGTAGTCGGAGGAGCGGCAGATGCGGGCCACGCGGGCCTGCACCAGGGCGTCGTCTTCGGTGAGACCTCGGGCCTCGTAGGCGAGGACCACGCGGGGCCACATCAGGTCGTCGCCGATGAAGCCGTCGAGGGCGGCGACCGCACGCTTGGGGCCGACGCCGGGGCAGCCGCTGTAGCCGTCGACAGTATCGCCGGTCAGCGTCTGCATCATGTGGAGGTAGTCTGCCTCCTCGCGAGAGACGGTCTCCAGCTTCTGCCGGCGCGGGTTGTAGATGCGGCCGGGGATCGTCTTGAGGTCTTTGTCGATGGTGACGATGATCTTCTCGCCGGGGATCACCTTGGTGTTCGTGGCGAGGATACCGAGCACGTCGTCGGCTTCGAGTGTGGGGCGGATGTACGCGCCCCACTTCTCCAACATGTGCTGCCGGCACGGCTCCAGCGCCAGCGGCTTAACCGCCTTGTTGCGGTTGCTCTTGTAGGTCGACAGCAGCTCGCGTCGCCAACCAAGGATCGTCGGCACAGACAGGCAGACGACCACCTTCTTCGCGCCGAGGTCGGCCTTCATCTTCTTGATGGCGAGGTCCACGTCCGCGAGCGCGGCGACCTCGTCGTGGGTGACGGAGGCGTTGCCATCGCCGTCCCAGTCGATGCGGTTCTCGTTTGAGAAGGCGCACTGATAGGCGATGGGATCACCGTCGATCAGGAGCGTCGTCACTGTGGCCCCCAGTGGCGGTCGCCGATGGGAACTAGAGCGATCACCTTGGCTCCTGTAGCTTTCTCCAGGGAGGTGATGGAGGTGAAGGAGAGCTTCTCCTTCTCGACCGTGCAGCCAACGACGTTGCCGTCGTCGAACAGGATCGAGTAGGCACACTCATCAGGCTGCGATGGCTGCGTCATCGGAGGGGTTTCCATTGCGGAGGTGTTCGAGTAAGGCGACGGCCAGTCGGGGATGGACGCGGAACCATTCGTTCCGCAGCCCCGGAGCGCGGCGGGGAAGGAGCGCGCGGTGAACACGACGCTCAACGCCTCGGGCGTCAAGGAACGGCACAAACGCCAGGAACTGGTACGCCCTGTCAGGGCACCCGGTGTTGTACTCACTGAGGCGCTCGGCGGCGGCCTGCCCAGTGGTGCCGATCTTCACCCGCGACAGATCTCGCGGGTGAACTAGGACGTACACCGCAGGCGTGCCCTCCCTGCGCCTAGCTCTATGTAGGTTAGTACACCCCCTACACGAGCGATTGTTCTTCACCGCCTGGGACCTGAGCCAGTTCGCGCCGACAATCAGCGCTTCTCCGCACGTCCTGCACTCTTGGTCAGTGGGTCTCGCACCAATCACGTCCGACGACGAACGCCCCGTCGAGCGGGCATCGGAAGCCGAGGGCAGTTCCTGCCTCGACGATGGCGGCACGGGCAGTCGCCCCGATTGTGTCGGCATGTTCTTCCCTCACTTCGATCTGGAATTCGTCGTGGACGTTGGCCACGAACTCGTAGTCGACGCCGGGCACGAGGCCCGCCGCCTGGAGCCTCGCGTCGAGAATGACGAGGGCCTTCTTCATCGCGATGGCCCCTGCCGCCTGCAGGAGCGTGTTGAGTGCTGCGTGCTCGGAGCGGACGAAGAGCTTTCGCCCGTCGATGGCGAGCAGGTAGCCGCGCGTCTTCGCCCGCAGGCGCACCGCGTCGACCAGCTTGCCGAGCGCTGGCAGGTTCTTGAGGAACCGTGCGCGCGCCGCCTTGCCGGCGTTGCGAACCTTCCCGTCGCTGCCGACGATGCCGAGGATCGAGCCGAGCTTGTGGTCGCCCGCGCCGTAGATGAACGCGTAGAACCACACCTTGGCGATGTCGCGGCCAGTGCCGCCGACCGGGTAGACCTTCTTGGGGTCGAGCCCGAGCGCGCGAGCGTTCACCGAGTGGATGTCAGTGCCGTCTTCCTTGCGGCCTTCGAGGACCGTCTTGACGTACGCGCCGCCGTCGTAGCGGGCCATGTACGAGGCGAGGCAGCGCAGCTCCAACGCGTCCGCGTCGCAGCCGACGAGGCGCATGTCCGCCGCGCTCGCGATGAGCAACGCACGGAACTCTTTGCCGTACGCCGAGCGCACCGCAGGCACCTGGGCCATGTTCGGCTTGGCGTGCGTCATGCGGTAGGTGTTCGCGCCGTTCGGGTTGACGGTGCCGTGGATGCGGCCGTCAGCCTTCACGTTCTCCATCAGGGCTTCCTTGCCCTCGACGAGCTGGCCCAGGCGCTTGCCCACCGTGAGGAACTCGGTCAGCAGCTTCGCCTCAGGCCACGGCAGCTTGCCGATGGTGCTCTCGTCGACCTGCGGCTTGCCGGTCGGCGTGAACTCCTTCGGCTTCCAGCCGCGCAGCGTGATGAGGCGGTCGGCGATGTGATCGCGCGAGCCAGGATTGAAGACGACGGTGCGGACCTTCTCGGTCGGCACGCCCTTCTGGTAGCCGAGCTTCTTGTTGTTTGCCTTCGGGATGAAGGGCGTCCGCACCTGCCACGGTGGGAACGCTGCGGTCAGTTCGGTCTCGAGTTCTGCCTTCCGCCGCATCAGCTTGGCGGCGAGGACCTTCGCCCCCTCTATGTCGAACGCAAAGCCGTAGGCCTCCTGCCGGCGGATGATCTTGGCGACCTCCCGCTCCAGCTCGACGACCTCCTCGGGGACCTCCTGCTTGCGCAGGTGGTGCCACAGCTTGATGCCGACGAGCGTGTCGCTCTCACAGCGCTGGTGCATGTAGGGCGTCCAGCGCGACCAGTCGGTGATGTCGGTGCCGACCTTCTCGACGCCCAGGCGGTGGCCCCAGGCTTCGATGGAGTGCCGCCCGATCATGTTGCCGGGCAGCTTGCCGCGCTTCTGTAGGGTGAAGTCAGCCTCGCGCAGGCGCTCCGCAGGGTACGCCACACGGGACAGGTCGAGCGTGTCGATGATCTTCGCGCGCGTAGACCAGCTGGGGTACACCTTGCGGAGCGCCAGGATGTCGAAGCCGAGGAAGTTGTGGCCGATGATCGTGTCGGCCTTCTCCATGATGGCGAGGCCTACGCCGAGGTCGCTGTACTCGCCGCCGGGCGCCTCGCCGTTCCCGCTGTTGGCGCAGGACGCGACCATGTCGCCGCTGTCGGCGTCGCGGATGACGATGGAGTGGATGCGGTCGAGCTGCTCGACGAAGCCGTTCGTCTCGGTGTCGACGTAGAGTTGCATGTCGTCCTCTCGATGGAGTGGCGTGTTTGTTCGGGCCGGGGGCACCAGGCCCTCGGACACTCGGCGCGCGCTGTGGTCAGCCGGCCCGGTCTGCAGGAGTTGCGATTGCGTAGGGGTTCAGTCGTGCGTGTAGCGGCGGGGCAGACGGAACCGGCGCGCGAAGTGGTCGACGGCCGCATGGAGGCTGGACAGCCCGCCGCCGTTCAGGATCGTGTAGTCGACGACGCTTCGGTCGTACTGGTCGAAGTCGTTGATGACATCGAAGCCCGGCCGGATGACCTCGACGACGACGCCCCCGGCCCGCTTGTAGACCTGCCCTTGCTCGCGGCGTGTGCTGCCGAAGCTGAACGGGCCGCGCTGAGGGAGCTTCATCAGCGCCATCTCGGGGATCGCATCGGGACCGAACAGGTCCTCGATCCGGTTGCCGAACTCGCCCAGCGCCTCGCGCACCGTCATCGTCTTGCCGCCCGGCAGCACGACCATGCTGGCCTTGCCGGCCTGCGTCTTGACGTGCCACTCGGAGAGCCCGAGGTGACGCATCGCGAAGTCGCGGATGCAGTTGCCGTCGTCGACCGGGGTGATCCCGTACTCGGCGCACAGGTGGTTCTGCACGGCCGTCTTGCCCGCGCCGGGGGCACCGCAGAGTGCGATCAACTTCATCGTGTCTCCGTCAGAAGGGGTTGTCGTCGCCGCCCTCTTCGGGGAAGACGACGCTGACTGCGATGAGCCGCCCGGTCTCGCGGACGTACTCCAGATAGCCGGCCTCGCCGGTCTCTCCGGTGAAGCGGTTCTTCAACACGCGCGCCGTCGTGATGTTCGGGTTCTCACCCTGCTGGTCTCGCTCCAGCCCGATCACGATGTCGCTGAGTTGACCGATGGCGGCCGAGCCACGGAGCTGGCCGAGGCTGGTGCGCGCACCCTCCTCATGCCCCTTCCCTTCCGGCCGCTTGAGGTGCGACACGAGGATCAGGCCGCAGCTCGTCTCCTCGACGAGCGTGCGCAGCATGGTCATGGCGTTGTCGATCAGCCGGCGCTCGTCGCCGTCGCCGAGACCGGAGACGACAATGGACAGGTGATCGAGCACGACCCACCTGCAGCCGCACCCCTTGATGAGGTAGCGAACGCGGGCGAGCAGGTTGTCGATGTCGGTGGAGCCGAAGTGGTCGTAGAGGAACAGCCGCCCGGTCCCGAGCGTGGCGTCGAAGGAGGCCTTGAGGGCCTCTTCGCTCACGCCCTCCCGGCTGATGTGCAGCGGCTTGTTCGCTTCGATGCCGATGAGCCCGAGCGCGGTGCGCTTGGTGTTCTCTTCGAGCATCAGCATGCCGACCGTCTCGCCCCGCTTGAGCAGGTGGTGGGCGATCTCACGCACGACGGCGCTCTTGCCGATGCCAGAGCCGGCGGTGACGGTCACCAGCTCGCCCTGGCGCAGCCCGCGCGTCAGCTCGTTGAGCTTCTCCCACGGGTACGGGATGCACGTCGTGGTGTCCTCGACGCGAACCGCATCCCACAGATCACTGCCGCAGATCACGCCGTCCGGTCGGTACGCCTTCGCGCCCCAAATGGCGTCGATGACTTCCGGCCCACGGCCCGCCTGCAGCATGTCCGACGGATCTTTGAGGGGCAGCGAGGCGATCTTGGCGCGACCCGGAGGCAGCACCTCCGCGCACTCGGCGGCGGCCTTACGCCCAGGCTCGTCGTTGTCGAACATGAACACGACGGTCTCGAAGCCCATCAGCCAGTCGAGCGCCTTGGCGACGGCCTTCTGCGCGCCCTGCGCCCCGTTGGGCACGGAGACGACAGGCCATTTGTTGCCCTGGAGCTGGCTCACCGTGAGCGCGTCGACCTCGCCCTCGGTCACCACGACCATCTTGCCCTTGTCCCGCCACAGCCACTGACCGTAGAGCGGCAGGGCGTCCTTGAGGTCGCCACGGACGTTGAAGGTCTTGTCGGGGTAGCGCACCTTCTGCGCCATCACCTGCCCATCGGCGTTGCGATAGCAGGCGATCTGCACGGCCTTGTCGCTGTGCCTGCCGACGAGGTAGCCCCACTTCCTGCAGGTCTCCTCACTCAGCTTTCGCTTCACGAGCGCCTGGGCCTCGCCGCCCTCGATCAGTGGCTTACCGCTCACGGGCTTCCTCTCACGTTGTGGGGTGGTTCCGTCGCCCTTGCGGTGCGTGCCGCAGGAGAAGCAGTGGGTGTGGCCGTCGTCGTAGACGGCGCACGCGTCAGAGGAGCCGCAGTCGTCGCACGGCCCCTTGCTGACCAACTCGGTGTCGGTCACGCAGCCTCCTGTTGTTGGGTGATCTCTTTCCGAAGCGGCCCGCCTCCCGAGGAGGGGCCTCGACCAGCGCACCGAGAGGTCGATCCCTGCCGGGCCGCTTGAGAAAAAGAAGGGGCCGCCCGAAGGCGACCCCTGAGAGAATGTGCTTGGGTTGTTGTTGGATCAGACGGCGTAGCCGACCGTGTTCGGCATCGGCACGAAGGTCGTCGACTGGGCGTCGGTGTTGCCCTTAGTGTCGCTGCTCACCGTGCGGTAGAGCCAGCCACCGGGAACGCGCGGGCGGTAGGTGTGGCCGGCGCCCTTGGCGTCGACCGAAACCTCTTCCCATTTGTGGTTGCCGTTGCCGCGATACTCCTGCGCGCCGTGCGGACGGGCCTTCGCGACCGGCGCAGGGGCCGGCGTGGTGAAGCCCATCTCGGTGCCGATGGCGTTGTAGAGGGCGAGCGCGGTCGCGCGGTCGAAGGTGATCTCGTTGTCGCCGTCCGCGATGTCGATGGAGAGGTCGCCGTCGCTGTCGCGCTGCACGGTGACGGTCTGCTCCCACAGCTCGGCGGTGTCGCTCTGGCGGATGGTCAGCATGTCGGCGTCTCCCTTACTGAGCGATGTACGGAACGAGGGCGCCCTTCACCGGGGCGTAGCGGTACTCGGCGTAGCGCCGATTGCGCGCGTCGCGCTTGATGTTCGTCTCGCTGCTGTGGCCGCACTGGCGAAGCTCGTCGATGCGCGAGGCGAGGCGCTCGATGCCGTAGACGTGGCGGGCTTCCAGCGGGGAGATCGACCCCGACTGCTGCAGATGACGAACGATGGTGTCACGCTGGTTCACGATCTCTCTCCTCGCTGGTTGATGACTACAGGCCGACGCTCGCGGCCCACTCCTTGACATCGAACGACGGGCACTCGGTGGCCATCAGGTCTCGATGGCCGACGATCTGCGCGCCTGGGTACTTCGCCTTCCACTCGCCGAGCAGGCGGTGCAGCGTGGAGAGCTGC